CTGGTCGGTAACATAATGTTTTTGCATGGTGACTGCAAATATATATGACAGTAATTAACTAACCAGTCAATTAGATACCTCGCAACTGGGGCTCTGCCGCGCCACCCCTACCCATACCATATGTATATCGTCGCGGGATGTTTTCACTCTTTTGGGAGTTTGTTGGCTAACGTCTTTGGCGTGATACGTTTCGACGCTACCCATGCCTTGGAAGGAGCAGGTTGGGCTGTCATACAGTTTAAGTCGGACCCACTTCTTTTTAGAGCATCGTTTATGTTTTTCCGCAGAGGATAAGAATGTTCAGACTGGCTACACCTCTACAACCCGAGGGCAAGTCGCGTATGCGACGCGGCAGATAAGTAAAACTACAAGTAACAAAACCTAAAACACAGTAATGCTCCCCCCACAGTTCGCCCTACAAAGGACAGGTCGCCGTAGCCAAACTCTTTAAGCCGACACCAAAATATAAACATATGACGTTGTTTACGCTGCTCCCCCACATCAAAGCATAGGGGTCGAACCACGTTCCCGTGGATAAGCCCCACACCACGCAAACGGTGCACAACCCTTGGTTGCCCAATCCTATTCATCTAGGGTGGGACTTGCTCGTTTGCTGTCTCCCGACAGGTGTCACAAGAGAGTACCACATGTCTGCTATTCTTGCAACATGGCAACAAAAAAGAAAACTCCCACATCAGCAAAACCAAAAAACAGCAACGACAATCGTGACATGCAACTTCGCAACAATGCACTTGCAGCAAGAGCAAAATCAGAGGCTTTCTACGGTGCTAAGTCGTTAAGTGTTCGCATGTCAGAAGCAGGTTATGGAAGCAGTGGTGTTTTTGCTAGAGCGTTTGGAAAATTTGGTGGCGGTGGACCGCTCACTCGCGGCAAGTAACACCAAGTAGACTCACCCCATGGCAAAAAAGAAAATGACATCACCAGCAAAATCTGATACAAGCGGAATGTCACTCGCAGATTTTAAAGCCAACTACACCACAGCAGCACCAAGTTCAGCATCAGTAGGTATTGCAGGAAAAACTTATACAGCACCTGGAACAAGCAAAGCGTATGTTGGACCAAACTATACAAAAGATTCAAAAGTTAAAACCGCTGGTAAAGGTTTCGCAGGAAGCGGAACACCACTAGGAACATCTATAGCAGGGTCGAACCTATCCAAAGGCAACGTAGCCAATGCCGCGTTACTTGTTACAGCACTCCCAGCCAAAGCAGGTTCAGTAGTAGCCGTTGGAGGAGGAAAAGTAGTATCTAAAGTCCTCGGACGATACGCAGTGCCATCGGTTCAAGGTGCAGCACAAGGTGCTTTCACATCTGCAACCAAAGGTCTAAACGCAATTAGTGGAGGAGGGCGCGTATACAAAGCCAACACCGTGTTCGGACCAACCCTTGCGTCAACCAAAATTGCTTCATCCGCACAAACCGCGGGTCGACTTACAGGCTTAGAAGCGAACGCAGCACGAATTGCCACAGACTCGGCACGTGGTGCAGCAGCAGGCGGCATAAATATTGTCAAAGATATTCAAACAGGCAAAAAAATCCTTAAAGGTGCAGCAGCACTTGGTGGACTATACGCAATTAAAAAGAAGTAGTCTTATCCCTACATGGGAACCAAACGTAAAGTCAACCCCGAAGACAAACAACGATTCTTCGCAGCCATAGCAGCAGGCTCATCAATAACCGAAGCGTCACGCATCTCAGGTGTACACATCAACACAGGCTCACGATGGTTAGCCCAATCCAAAGCAGCCAAAGCCAAACTAGACGCAGCAGTACTCGCAGTCACCAAAACCAAATCACGTGAAGGCGGCGCACAATACCGCCAATACGAACAAGACCTTGATGAGTCAAACAACCTGCTACCTGCCATCCCCCACAACCGTTTATGCGACGAAGCCCTACGCGGCTTACATGACTTCGACTTCTTTAGAAAACATTACCTGGGTCGTGTCCCGTCACCATGGCAAGTAGAGGCAGCCGTCACCCTAGTAGCCATGTTAGAAAACCCTGAAAAAGAATTTGTTGTCTTAAACGTCCCACCAGGAGCAGGCAAATCCACCCTCTTCCACGACGTAGCCGTATGGTCTATTGTCCGTAACCGTGCCATCCGTGTGATGATTGGTTCCATCTCCCAAGCAATGGCAAAACAATACTCTCGACGTATCCGCGAAACCTTAGAACGTCAACAACCAATCCACCCAGACCCAGAAATTGTTAAGAAAGGTTTAGCGGTGGACGCTCAAGGATGTTTGTCAGTCGACTACGGTCGTTTCAAACCATCCGACAAAGGTGCACTATGGCGTGCAGAAGAATTTGTTGTAGAACAATTAGATGGCAACGGGTTAGATAACAAAGAACCAACCGTACGTGCATACGGAATTGACTCAGAATACATCGGACACCGCGCAGACCTGTGCCTTTTCGACGACGTGGCATCTGTAGACAACGCTCGTGAAGGCAACACTCGTGACAAACTGTTGGAACGGTGGGACCAAGTAGCCGAAGCCCGTGTAGACCCAGCAGGACTCCTTGCTGTTGTAGGTCAGCGTCTCGGTTCAGGTGATTTGTATGCTCATTGCCTCAACAAAATCACGTATGACATCGACGATGATGATTATGACGGGTCAGACATGACCACACCAGAGTCTTTCGCTGCCACAGAACCAGTTAAATCCTCTAAATACAAGCACATTGTGTACAAATCTTATTACCCTGAACTAGATGACGGTCCCAAATCACGTCGATATGATGCCAAACCATACCCTGAAGGACCTTTACTGGACCCGCAACGTCTCGGTTGGAAAGATTTGTCGTACATCAGGTACTCTAACCCGCGCACATTCAAAGTTGTGTACCAACAAGAAGACGACGCAGACGACACCAACCTAATCTCGCGTGTGTGGATAACAGGTGGGGTAGGACCCGACGGTGTTCTCTATCAGGGTTGTATAGATAATGACCGTTTACCTGGTCAAGTCCCTGAAGGACTCACCCCGCCAGTCATTTCACTGATTTCTGTTGACCCATCCCCATCACAGTTCTGGGGTATCCAATGGTGGCTGTACCAGCCTGCAACAAACCTCAGATATTTGATAGATGTCGAACGAATCAAACTGACTGCCGAAGAACTTTTAGGTTATGACACCTCTACAGGGGAATACTCTGGTCTGTTAGAGGATTGGACTAATCGTGCGTTCAGTTACGGCTACCCTGTATCACACATCGTGGTTGAGGTCAACGCCGCCCAACGATTCCTCTTAGCCCACGACTTTGTTCGCAAATGGCAATCACGACAAATGGTAAACATCATCCCCCACACCACACACCGAAACAAATTCGACGAAAAACTTGGTATCGAAGCACTACTCCCACCCCTCTACCGTTCAGGAGCAGTACGTCTACCAACCATGCGTGGCAACTGGAAAACTCTTGCACTAGTAGACGAACTCACCAAATGGTCGCCCGACAAAAAAAATGGTACCGACCTTGTAATGGCAAACTGGTTTGCAGAACTACACTTCCCAACAGTCGGCGGCATAAAACTACCACCACGACAATGGCGACCCTCATGGATGCTGAGTGGCAATTAAGTATAGTATTGTTGGCATAGCCATCTACTGTAGGAGAACTACAAACAGTGCAATCAGTTGAACAAATAGTAGCCCTCTACAACGCCCGCCGCGAAGCGCAAGGACCCATCCTGCGCCGTATGCGCGAAGTAAGAGACTTAGCAAATGGCGACATCGTAATACCATTATCAGAACTTGACCGCAACGCACGAACCAACGTAGCAAACCTACTCGTACAAGGCTTAGACCAAACCTCTATGCGTATCGCATCAACCATGCCGATGCCATTCTTCCCACCAATCAAACAAAACAACTCAGACTCACAAGAACAAGCACGCCTTCGCAAAAAAATTATTTTGTCATACTGGGACAAAAACAAAATGGGACTCAAAATGCGTCGACGTGCAAGACACTTCCTCGCATACTCATCCAGCCCTGTGTACCTACGCCCAGATTTCAAAACGCTCACACCAACCTGGTCTATTCGCAACCCGCTCGACACCTACGCTGCACCACACGAAGACCCAGACAACCTAGTCCCAGATGACACAATTTTTACGTACACAAAAACCGCTCAATGGCTTATCGACAATTACGGTCCACAAGTTGTTGGCAAACTTCGCATGGGACGTGTGACACCAGACTCACGTTTCACCATTCTTGAATACTGTGACGATACAGAAATTGTTTTGTGTGTTATGGGTGCGCCAGTCGCAGAAGGAATGACACCACCAGAACGAGCAGGATTAGAAACACTTGAACTAGAACGCATGCCGAACCGTACAGGTATGCCACTGTCCGTTATCCCAAGTCGTATCTCATTAGATACCCCAAAAGGTCAGTATGACGGTGTGCTTGGAATGTATTTCACACGCGCACGTTTACAAGCACTCACAGAAATCGCTATCGAACGCGGCATCTTCCCAGACGAATACTTGGTAGCACGCGCAGGCGAGAACCCTGAAATTATCCAGATGGCTGACGGAAAAACAGGACAATTAGGTGTAGTTAAAGGCGGCGACATTCAACAGTTACAAACAAACCCAGGCTACAAAACTGATACAGCCTTAGACCGTCTCGAACGCCAAGAGCGACTTGAGGGTGCTATCCCTGCAGAATTCGGTGGAGAATCAGGCACCAACATACGAACTGGTCGCCGCGGCGAAAACGTACTGTCATCCACAATTGACTTCCGTGTACAAGAAGCCCAAGCAGTATTTGAACAAGCACTCTACGAAGAAGACAAGATTGCTATTGCTATCGAACTAGCCTACTGGGGCAATCAAAAGAAATCGTTTTTCCTACAAGGACGCGCATCAGGTGGCATGACCAACTATGTGCCAAACAAAGTATTCGAAACCGACTTCCACTACGTCACATACCCATCATCAGGTTCAGATGTCAACGGTCTTATCGTAGGTTTAGGTCAAAGACTGGGTACAGGTTTGATGTCGAAAGAATCAGCACGTGAATCCGACCCGTTGATTACCGACCCTGAACTAGAAAAAGACCGCATCACATCCGAATCAGTAGAAGCCGCGCTGCTGTCAAGTATCCAAGCACAAGCCGCTGACCCTAACGGACCATACCAACCAGATGACCTCGCATACCTAACTATGCTTACAGTAGAAAAGAACATGAGTTTGTATCAGGCTGTACAAAAAACTCAGCAACGCGCACAAGAACGTCAAGCAGCGATGGCACCACAAGGCGCACCAGAAACAATGCCAGGATTAGCAATGCCAGGTATGGGTGCAGAACAACCTGCAGCACCAGCAGGTCCAGGCGGTGTGGAAGGATTGTTAGCACAACTTGGTGGACCACCAGCAGGCGCAATGGCACAACCAGGAACACCTGGAGCGGTACTCAGTTTAGGAGGGAGACTATAAATGGCAGCATACGGACAACGCACAGATTTGAACATGGCACCATCAGCGGTACCAGGACAAACATACGGTGAAGCAGGCGCACAAATGGCTGCACAACGCGCAGTACCAATGGGCGCACCACCAGCACCAGCACCACCAGCACAAGGTGCATCAACTTCATACACAGCACCAGGTCAACTTGGACCATTGGACCGACCAACAGAACGCCCTAACGAACCTGTAACCGCTGGCGCACCATTCGGACCAGGGCGTATGTCACAAGGAAACGCATACATTGGACCACGCAACAGCGACCCAATCCTTGACGAACTACGCGCACTATACGCAACTTACCCAAGTGATGAACTTGCAGACATGTTGGATTCCTATTTGCGCGAAGGCTACTAATGGCTGGATTCTTTAACGTCTTCGATTCCGTAGACGAGGAAAATAATGACAAAGACGCGCAAGGGAACATTGACGCACAAAACAAAATCGCTAAAACAATCACACCACAACAAGCATTAGCAGCAAGTCAAATCTACAAAAAATCTCCGTGGATTCCAGCACGTGTCATTTTGGACATGGCAAAAAATCCGAACCTTTCGCCACAAGCACAAGAAGCAATATCGGGTATTGCTGGCAAAAAATATATTGAAACAAACACACCTAACAAACCTGATGACCGTAACTGGTTTGAAAAAACTATTTACGACCCAGCCAAAGCAGCAACACGATGGGGTTTTGCAGCATTGCAATTCACACCTGATGCAGTACAAAACGCTGCGTCACAAGCATTTTCTGGCAACGACCCTGCAGGTGTCGACGGATGGTTTGCATCGACAGCATTGGGTGCGATGGCTTCAGGTCAAGACACAGGTAGCGGATTTTTTCTTGGTGGGGAAGCCGCAAAAACTCAAGCACAAAAAGCCAAAGATTTTCGGGGAAGTATTAACAATCATGCTTGGACTGTTGGGCGTGGTGCCGCCGACATTGTGTTCACACCAGGAACCAAAGAGTACTCACTGCTTTCAGGGTTCTTTGACGCTGCTGTAAACATTTTTGCTGACCCAACACTGTACGCAGGTCAAGCGTTCAGATTAGCAAAAACTGGCGCATACTCAGATAAAACTGTTAAGGGCTTGGTTGGCACCCGAAAAATATCTCAAGGATTAGCAAAACAACTTGTTGACCGTGGTCTGGTACAAACAGACAAAATTCCTGAGTTAACTGGATCC